TTAATTAAAGAAGTAGTAACTGCAGTATTAACAGAAGAAGAAAGAATTAGTACGAAAGACGTTACAAAAGAAGAGTTCCAAGAATTTATTGATTCAATGACGCAAGATCAGTTTTCAAAGATTCGGGAATATATCGAATCAATACCAAGAATGAGACACAATGTATCTTTCTCTTGTATGGATTGTTCTTCATCAAATGAATTAGCATTGGAGGGTCTTCAAAGTTTTTTATGATTAGTCTATCTCATGCTACATTAGCAATACATTATAAGACTAATTTTGATTTAATGCAGCACCACAAATATTCGTTAGCTGAGATAGACAACCTAATACCATGGGAAAAAGAGATTTATATTAGCATGCTTATAGATCTGCTAGAAGAGCAAAAGAGAGAAAACGAAAGAAGAATTTAAATGGCAACGTTACAAGAAGTCGTAGACCAGCTTAAAAAAAATAATAATATGTCAGGTGGCATCCTCAAAGAGGTGTCAAGTCTGAATGGTACTCTTTCATCTTTTTTTACTAGAGAAAAACAAAAATCTTTAAAATCTTTAGAGGCTGCAAGAGAAGCATCTAAATCTGGCCCGGCAGCTGCAAGTGTTGCAGGTAAAGATGGAGCTCCAGGACGCGGAGGTTTTCTTGGTGGTTTTAAAGGCGGTCTTCTAGGTAGTCTTTTAGCTGGTGGCGGTATTGGGCTTGCAGCTGTTGGTGTAGGACTTGCAGGCTTTTTTGGCGCATTGTCCGGCGTAGATAGTATTATGAATAAGTTTGGTGACGGTTCTAATCTCAAAAAACTTATGACTAATCTTGCTGGTGGATTAGCAGCTTTTTCTGATAGAGATTTAAAAGCACTTGGTGCTGTTCTTGGAGCTGGTGCACTCTTTGGTGCTGTTCCACTTCTTAGTGGAATGGGTGCTGGGATTGGCGTAGCTGCTATGGGTTTTGGTATAGCTGCTTTCTTCACTGCTTTAGCAGGTGGCGATATGGCTATCGGCATGATGGAATCCACTGGTAAAAATCTATCACAATTTCTCCAAAATTTTGCACAGGGAATAGGTTCTCTGGACGATAAGAGTTTACTTGCAGTTGGAGGATTGTTAGCTACTAGTGCGGCTTTTGGCGCTCTCTTCGGTGTTGGTAAATCAGCTAAAGTTGGTGTAAGTATTGCCGCAATTGGCGCAGGTATTGCAGCATTCTTTGCCGCATTTGGACTTGCCGATATGGCTATTGGTGAAATGCAATCCAATGGAGAATCCATTAAAAAAATAGTAATGGTCTTTGGTGAAATGATGGATAGCCTAAGTGGTAACGCGTTAACTGCCTTAACTGCAATTGCAGGCGTTTCAGGTTTAGCTGCGTTATTCCCCGGGGGTGGATTAGTGGCAGCAAAAGCCGCTGGTGGTATGGCAGCTATTGGCGCAGGGATAGGATTATTCTTTGCAGGTATAGGTGCTGGTGATGTTGCTATTAGTAAGATTAATGAATTATTTGGAACAAAGCCGGGAGAAGGTTTTGGTAATCTATTAAAAAATACTGCTGAAGGTTTAAAATCTTTTACAGATTTAAAGTTTGATCCAAGTCTAGGACCAGCACTCGAAGGTATTTCTTCTGCATTATTAGCATTCTTTGGCTCGGACCTTATGAAAACATTAGGAGAGATTACAGAACCTATTAAACAAGGGTTTTTGAATGTAGTTGATTTCCTCTTTGGGACCGATTTTGCAGATGGGGCTAAAAAGACACCTATTGAGAAATTAGTAGAAGGGTTAGATCCTCTTAAGTCAATTGATCCAGCTATAATGAGAACCCTTAATATATTACCACCGGCTCTTGACACAATGACATCTGCCTTCACAAGGCTTAGCAACATCGATACTACTAAATTTGGTAAAGGTATGTTAAGTGCTGTCCAAGGATTAATATTTGCATCTGATGCAATGTTAGGTTTGCAAACCGGTAAGATTTCAACTGGTAAAAGTACAATGGACCCAAATGATTATTTTGGCGGTTACAAAATTGGTAATAATATTAATTTCCCTGCAGGCGGTATCGTTAACAGTACTTCTGATGTAGATGTAGAAGCTGTTCGTAAAGCTATCAATAGAGTATATAGTGCACTTGGTATTGACGTATTAGAGAATGTTCGAAGAGATGTTAGTATGAGTACGGCCGGTGGTGGCGGTGGTGGCAGCCAGTCATTTGTTGATGCAAGTGATAAGAGTGTAACTTCAGTAGCCCCTACGTATTCATTCGGCAATAGATCTACTAATCCGAACATTCAAGCATTACTAAACAGCTAAATAAGAAAAGGAGAGCCTAAACTCTCCTTTTCCGTCTCTAGTCATTGTACACCAACTTTCGTCCGAGGCTTACTCTGCGACAAGGCCTAATTGGTTGGTTGACCTTATTCGTCGTTTGCTAGTTTAGCAAAGTAACTCATTGTATCGTCTTCATCGCTAAGCTGATCAGCCGATACCGGTTCAAGCCTTTGTGGTTCAGGTGTTGATACCGGTTCGTTGATTTGCATTTCCTGTCTTACAGTATATGCACCAGCTGTTGCTTCTTCGCCAAGTACCTTCATCAGTTTTGCTTTGAGCTCGTCGTATGTCTTGTAGTTCTTTGCATCGGTGAACTCACTGAGGTCATGTAGTTGGTTATAGACACTTTCCAATCTGGATTCGTCTGCATCATAGAGAGAAGATACTCCTGCAAACTCTGACTTATCATAATTACGATATCCTTCAACATTACGAATTTTTAATTTAAAGTCTGCACCTTCCCAGAAGTCAAACGGGTTAACTGGATCTTCATCGGCAAACTCAGGTTGCATAGAGTCCATGATCTTATCAAAGATCTTCTTACCAAACTTATAAAGGAATACTTTACCTTCATTTGCTGGGTTCGAAGGATCTTGGAGAACCAAGACATTTGTTACATAGTGGAGTCTACGCTTTTGCGCTCGAGCTTTTTCTTTGTCCGAATCGTTTCCGGTATTCCACAACCTTGAGTTAAGTTCACCAACAGGATCAGTTTGGCCAATAGAAGTAAGTGAGTTCTCGATGTACCAGAGACCGGTTGGGCCTTTGAACCCATGATCCCAGTAGCGTACCCATGGAAGTTCCGCTCCTTCAGTTGCTGGCAAAAACCTAAGTACTGCATAACCATTACCTGCTTTGTCGACTGTTGGCTTCCAAATACGTTCGTCAACATAAGATTTCTTTTCTGTAGAACCACCTACAGATTCTGCTGCTTGAACGAGTTTAGAAATTTGATCGCGATTGCGTTTTAAGTTTTGAAATGACATATGTATGTTCCTTGTATTGCTGAAATATTAACTGTAATATTATACCACATTTTATGGTATATGTATATATCTTTTTACTCAAATAAAGCACTATCAAGTGTACTCGTTTTTGGTAAAAAGTTTAGCCTCATTGCTTCGGCTTCTATCTTTGCCCGAATAATCGGGGAGATAAACTTCTTCATATCTTCTGGTTCCATATCATTCTTTTCACAGAGGTATAAGACTGCTTCCATGTATGGAATTTTTAATTCGGTAACTGTTGCTTCAACAAGCTTTGTAAATTTTGATTTTGTAAGAAAGGTTTCTTCAATACTCATTTATCCATTGCCCTTAATAATATAATATCTTTGTTAAGACGACCTGTTGGTACAGACGTTTTTGTTGTTAGTTTTTTCCACTCTGTATCGATCTGTTTAACAGTCTTGTTGAGTGCAACTGGTAAGAATTCATCTGGCTTACGTAGTCGAACCTGTCGGCTATTAACACTATCTAAATTCTTAATTGTTGTTCCAGATATTTCAAATCCGTTTGCGGCTTGGGTGCAGTACTCGATAAGATAACGTTCTTTGCAGTTGAATGCGTAAAGTCTACGTGCACCAACGAGGAGTATTGGATTAATAGAGACCAACTTAAAGTCATTATCTTCTTTCTTGTACTGCACCTTCGCTACTTGTTTATCAGCTGTTTTTGCTTTCGGTGTTCGAACTTTCCGATTTGCTTTTGCAGCCGATTGTATCTTGTCAAGATCGAGGAGCATGTCCTGACAAGATTTAACACGTCGTTTAAGCTCTGGCTTTTTCAAGTGCGAGTACGCTTCAACAGCCTGGTCACACCTGGCAAGAAGCGCATCTTCATATTCTAGTAGCCACGCCTCAACGACGTCTTTAACTGGACCGATTGCCGATCCAGATAAACCATGTTTCTTAAAGAGCATGTATACATCAATTGTTTCTTTCTTACCTTCCATCCATGCATCTTCAAGTTCTTCCAGATCGATCATAATAGTACGAGCAATCTTTCTTTCAAGTCTTTGTACTGGCGAAAGCGAAACAACATTCTTTACTTTCGTTTCTTCTTTCTTTTCGGCAAGTATTTGTTCGCCAAGAGGAATGAGTTCAGTACAATATTTGTTTAAGCTATTTGAATAGCTTTTTATTTTATCATCTACCTCGAGGTTGCTATTTAGCCAGAATGCTACACAACCATAATGTGGATAATTAAATTTGTATTCTGGAACAGCTGTAATCTTTCTTTGCTCTGCCTTGGTAAAGTTGTTCTTGATATAGGTCTTGATGTAACCAATAATATCTTTCTTGGTTACTTCTGTCTGGAAATAGTACCGTGTCGATTCCCAACCTTTGTCAACTGGGATATAGTTTGTACCTCGACGACGAGATATCTCTTTCCGTTTTTTTAAACGTTTACCTTTAAGAGCTGTAAGTGCCATTCCGTTCTCCTCATTGTTATATTCTATTCTACCGCAGTTTTACCTTTTTGTAAACCCCCTAATTTGTTTTCGGTATGATTTAACTGCGCCAACTACCATCTTCGGATATTCACCAAGGTATGTTCCAGCTTCTAAATCGGCTTTGGTAACAAGGTGTTTATGTGGATGATCGATTGCATTATAATTTTCTAAAATGAATTTTGCAAGATCATCGAACTCCTGATCTGATATAAGCGGATTATCTTCTTTGTAATACGCATATGAACACATCAGATATTTAGCAATTGGATTTTTCATCCACGCCTCATTCTTGCTATTTCTTTGGCATCTTTACCGCTAGTGACGGGGACCATATTTGACTTGTGGAGAGTTGCAATTCCTCGTACGAAAGTTCCTGTGTAGACTTTTTGTTCGGATCGACCTGCGATTGGTAAGATGCGGTCTGACGTCTTGATTGCTGAACGCGTCGATGCATAGTCCGGTATACTGTTGCCACTGCTTTTCTCCTTATCTTTGAGTTGGGATGGATGTACCCCACGATCCATAAGCCACTGGTCGTGCTTCATTTGGGCTTTCTCCCAACCTGGGGCACGCTTGCGTTTACGTTTTTTGGTACTGAGGGTTGACATACCCCGAACAAGATGCATACTCATTAGTCCCAATCCCTTTCGTAAGCAGATTGGGCACGTGCACGATCGCCATA